GTGTATCAAGTAAAGAATACCAAACTGTAAATGAAAGCCCAGACGCTCTTGAGTTCTCTTGGGACTTTGATACAGTACCAACACCAGTACCAGGTATGAAACCAACTGCGCACGTTGAAATCAACAGCACTTTGGTTGACAAAGACAAACTTGCTGAGCTTGAGAAGAAAATTTATGGTTCTGCTGATTCTGAACCAACTCTTCCAACACCAGAAGAAGTGTTCACCACTCTCGGTCTTGTCGCTGGGTAATTAGAATTTAATGACGTGGGATAGGGGTTGGACAACTAAGGTTCGTGTTGGCGTCAAAAATTCAAAATGAAATATAAATCTACATTAAAGGAGTATAGAGATGATTTCTAAAACAGTAACTTATAACAACTTACTCACTGGGGAACCAGTAACAGAGGAACTTTGGTTCCACTTACGTAAAGACGAAATTATTCGTATCATGGGTCGTGCTAAAAAGGATTGGGACGACTATATCAAAGAAATGATGAGTCGTGAAGACGTCGACGAGATCTTCGACTTCGTTGAATCTATTCTTAAGATGGCTTACGGTGAGCGTTCTGAAGATGGTCGTACTTTCCGTAAAGACAAGAAACTTCAAGAAGACTTTGCTAACTCTGAAGCATACTCTGAACTATTCATTGATATGATTACAGATGCGGTATCTGCAGATGGTAAAGAAACTTCTAAGTTCTTTAGCGCCCTTGTAGGTGATCCAAACAAAGGAACTGTTCCGGAATCAGTTTCTAAACTCAAGAAATAAGATAATTGAGGGGTAAATTTACACCCCTCTTTTATTTTTATTTGATAGCGAGGTATATATGTTAGTTATTGATACACCCGATCGGGAATATTATAATGAGGATACGTATCAATTTATAACTATACCAGGTCGCCGTTTACATTTCGAGCATAGTTTAAAAACTGTTGCGGAGTGGGAGACATTATATCGCAAGCCTTTTTTAACTCGAGAGGAAAAGACCACTGCTGAGCTCTTTGACTATTTCTTATTAATGTGTCAAGAGGATATAAGCTACTCGGATTTAACACCAGATGTGATTGAACAGGTTTCAATGTATCTGGAGGATAAGCCAACAGCTACAGTTATCAATCCAGTGGAGAAACCAAGTAATAATGGAATGGTTATGACGTCAGAGGTTATATATGCTTATATGGCCAATGCGAGAGTTCCATTCGAATGCGATACTTGGAACATTCATAGACTCTTAACTCTTTTAGGTGTCATCGGTGAATTCAACGCACCTAAGAAGAAGAAGTCTACGAGTCAAATATTGGATGACTATGATCGTATTAACAATGAACGGCAAGAGAAAATTCGTAAGATGCGAGAGGAGCGTGAACGAAATGCGAATAAAGGTGCAGACAATTAAGAAGAAAACTGGGTTGTCTACAATGGCTAAGAAAGCCGAAAACATGGATTCAGTTCGACATGCTTTACAATCTCGTGGACGGAGTGGATTGAGCCGGCTGATTTCTGCTACTCCTAAACGATCAGGGTCAACAGCTTCTTCTTGGGGTATGGAGGTTGAAAAATCTCAAAATGGTTTAAGTTTATACTATTCCAACTCTAAGAAGATTAAAGATGGCACCCCTCTTGTTGTACTTATTGTTAATGGCCACGGTACTGGTACTGGTGGATATGTTCCTGCTAATAACTTTGTTACTCCTATTGTAGATTCTATTGCAGATGAGATATTGAGGGAGGTGGAAAAAGTAATTGAGTAGACAAATAATTGAAGAACGTCTTATTAAGCTCGGTATTGATAATGAACAGTTCAAGACAGGTCTTAAAGAGTCCTTATCGTCTCTTGAAGACTTAGATAAATCCCTTGCAAAAGTTGATGGTAAATCTAGCTTTGCAAATACCGAGAAAGCCACTAAATCTCTAGGTCGCTCCCTTACCGAATTAATGGGCTCTGCCCCTAAACTAGGGGATATGTATATGGGCGCCTTTAATAAAATCGGATCTGCTGTTGGTAGTGCGACAGGAACCTTTAGTAAATTTGCATCTGGTGTCTTAAACTTTGTTTCTCCTATAACGTTAGGTGGGAAGCAAGCATCTGAGGCTATTCAATCCATTGATACCTCAGTTCAACAGACCAGTGGTAAATTTAGCATGCTACAATCGGTAGCGTCTATTGCCTTGGGTAATATTGCGGCTAATGCTACAATGGCCGGCTTGTCTATGGCAAAGAACTTTGCGGGTAAGATACTTCACACAATCGCTCCGCTTAAAGCCGGTTTTGGTCAGTTTGAAGACAAGGTTAACTCAGTAAACATGTTGGTTGCTGCATTGGGTAAATCTGAAATGGGTCACATTACTGGATCCCTTGATGAGTTGCAAAAGTATGCAGAAACAACCAAATACTCAGTTAAGCAAATGCATAACTCACTTGCTCAGTTCGTAAATGCCGGGGTGGGTCTAGATGATGCCACTACCGCATTGAAAGGTTGGGGTAACCTGGCCGCTTCTGCTGGTGCAAGTACAGATGGATTTAACCGCTCACTCCAATTCGGGGTACAACAAGCATTGCAAATGGGTATGATGAATACTCAGAACTGGATGTCTGTTGAAAATGCCGGTATGGCAACTAAACGGTTTAAAGATATCTTGGTTGAAACTGCTAAGGCTTTAGGACAAAACGTCGACTTGTCTGAAGGATTCCGGGGGTCTCTTAAAGACGGCTGGTTGACTAATGAGGTCTTAATCAAATCCCTTGAACAGCTCGCTAATGATGAAACTTTGAAGAAGATGGCTTCTGACTTCCATACCTTTGGTGAAGCGGCAGAGGCTGTTGCAGACCAAGTAACATCTGGATGGGCTCGTGTATGGGAAACCTTATTCGGTCAGGCAGGTAGTGATGAGCTTACTGCATTCTGGACTAAATGGGGTAATACCGCCGCCAATGCTTTGAGCGCAACTGCGGACAAGGCTAACGAGTTTGCGAAAGCATTCGTGTCTTTAGGTGGACGTGACAAAATAATGGGTCTTATGGATTCGGTATTCGGATCTATTGGTGGAGTCTTTAAATCTATTGGTGGCGCATTCACCCATGTATTCGGTGGAAACGTAAGTACTGTAGTCGGACAAAAACTAGTTGATATTATTGGAAAACTTTCTGAGAAATTGAAACTAGGTACTGCTGAGCTTCATGCTTTTCAACATATTTTTATTGCAGTCTTCCAAGGACTTAAATGGATCGGTACTGAAGTAGGCGCTAAGATGAAACTTATCGCGACGCTTATTCCAAACCATATGATCAAAGACTTTATTCTGATCGTTGGTATGATAGCGAAAGCCCTATGGACAACTATTCGTGCGTTTGAAGTATTTATTAGTAAACTAATAAACTTTAGCAAGATCGGTAAAGTATTTAGTTTCGTAGGAAATGCTATTAATAAGTTCTGGGATGCAGTACATAACGGCTTAGCCAACTTCTCTGAGAAATGGTCTGCAGCATTTGATAAACTTCCTGGTGGCGTTGCAAAAGTCATGGATTGGCTTAAGAAATTCTGGGAAGTAATTAAATTACTAACTCCTGCTATTGGACATCTTAAGCAAGAATTACACGGATTCTTCTCTAAGATTGCTAATCCGTTTAAGACTTTGGGTCATGCACTTGGTGATAACGGTAAGAAATTCAATGAGTGGTCATTCTGGGTAGGTAATGCTGTACAGCGATTCCCTATCTTCGGTAAGGCTCTAGGTAAGTTCATTGTCGGATTCTCACATTTCAATGATGCGACTGGCCGTATGGACTCTTGGGCTGGACAATTCGGTCATAAACTAAGAACACACCTTTCAGGTTTCTACAACAGCCTACGTAACAACTACCGACGGACTATCACAAGTCATAGAACATTCTGGAATAGCCTTAATGGGGCTATGGACCAAGTTCTTAATCGCCAGATTACAACCTGGAAGCAGTTTCGTGAAGCTGTTAAATGGGAATATTTGATTCCACCTGGCATTCGTGACATGTTCAAGAACTTTAAGTTCTCTATGCCTGATATGTCTGGACTTAAGAAAGGTTTCGCGGCCTTTGCGTCTAATCCATTTGGCGCTATCAAGAGCGGTACCCAAGGACTTTCAAAATGGTTAGAAAATTCTACATTTTCTCTTAAGGCTTTTGGTGATATTGTTCGTAAACACTGGCCTACTCTTGGTGAGTATGCTGATAAATTAGACAAAGTAAAATTCTCATTGTCTTTTCTTAAACCAGTCGTAGATAGTGTTGGTAAGGCATTTGAATGGTTTAATTCTAAGATCTCGAAGATTAGCTTTGGCAAGATTAACTTCGGTGGTGCTGGTAAAGTCTTTAGTGACGCCGGTAAAGCGCTTACTGCGAACTTCTCTGAAGGTATTGTTCCTGGTATTGTCAAATCCATTGACGGATTCCGTAAGTGGGTTGGTGAGCTAGGTGCTGTTAAATCTATCTTTGGTGGTCTAGGATTAGGGGCAGGAATTATCGGTGAAGCATTTAATACCATTCGTAAAGAAATGGGCAAATCTAAGATCGACTTCAGTAACTTCAAGACAACCTTAGAAACATTTAAGGGCTGGTTCCATGGTTTCTGGCACGGTTTGGCTAATGTCGTATCGGGCGATACTTTCTCTAAAATTGGAGCAGGTATCAAGAACGGATTTAGCTCGGCTATGAGCTGGATCTCTAGTACATTTGGTCCATGGTTTAAAGGATTCTTTTCAAGCTTACCATCTAGTGTACAACATGTATTAACTGGACTATGGGATCTAATTAAACAATTCGCCTCATCAATCGGCTCAGGTTTCAAAGATACCAATCTCTCATTTAAGAACTTTGGAGAGGTTGTCGATTCTGTAAGTAAGGGTGTTAAGAAAGCCCTTGAAGAGATTGGGAAAGTCCTTAAGAAGATCTGGGACGGCTTTAAAGATCTGTTTAAGGTTACTGGTGTATCTGCTGATGAACTCACAGAGGCTGACTTCGGAGATCGTAAGATGAAAGAAGCCGAAGCCGGAATGAACCGTTTGGGCGATAGCGTAGACCGTGTCCATGAAAAGAGCAAAGGTGTCTTTGCAAGTATTGGTGACATGGCCAAACTTCTTGGTGAGACATTCAGTGCTGTATTAGCACCATTCAACAAAGCAGACTCTGCGGCAGTTGGTAAGATTCTTACATTGGCCGCGGCGATTATTGTGCTTTGGAATACTCGTAAGAAAGTGCTCGGCATTAAAGACATGTTCCGGGAATTCGGTAAAGGTATTTTCGAAGGGGCTAACTCCGTAACTGGATCTCTTACAAATATGTTTAAAGCTATTAGTGGACACTTTAAAGCCAAAGCCAAATTCCAAAACATTAAGTCCTTTGCATTAGCTATTGCAACTTTAACAGGTTCTCTGTTAGTCCTAGCTATGATTCCTGCTGATAAACTTCAACGAGGGGTTCTTGGGCTTGTAGCAGTTCTTGGCGCATTTGAAGTGTTCTACTTAACATTGTCAATGACAACCAAGAAGTTCGACCAAAGCAAAGTTCAAAATGCTAAAGATATGATGCTTGGTATGCTTGGCGTAGCAGGCTCTATTCTTATGATCTCTGGATCTGTCATGCTGCTAGGTAAGTTGGATGGAAATTCTCTTACGAAAGGTCTTTTCTCTGCCGGTGTTATTCTGGTTGCAATGGGCGGCTTGATGGCTATAATGGCACATATGCAACGAAATGCTAAAGGGTTTGACGGTGGTTCTGCTAAGATTTCCATTGGTATCTTAACCTTTATCGGATTAGCATATGCGATTAAGAAAGTGGCTAAGGTCGTTAAAGACGTTGGTAGTCTTGATGAAAGTACTCTTAACAAGGGTCTTTATACTGTCGCTACCATTATTGTAGGTATGTCGGCTGTTCTTCTTGCAACTGGTAATCTTAAGGAAGTTAAGACCTCATCTATTCTTACCTTTATTACAATGGCTAAAGCTGTAGGGGGTATCTCTAAAGCAGTAGCTGAACTTGGATCTCTTGATACTGATGTTCTTCTTAAAGGTGGAGCGGCAGTCGCTATCATGCTTACTGTTATTGCCGGTATTGCATTAGCATTTAGTAAACTGGATAACACCAAACAATCCTTTACTAAGAATGCTCTTGTTATGTTCGGTGGTATTGCCGGAATGCTGTATATGATGCGTAGCTTAGCGCAGAATATTGGCTCGATGAAGAATCCAGATGCTATTGTACAAGCTCTTGGCGCTATGGCAGTAGTTACGGCAGCCTTTGGCGCTCTAGCTATGGTTCTTCAAAAGAACAACATTGCGGATAAAGGAATAAACGAAGGTATTAAGAACTTAGCGGTTCTCTCAGGATCTGTTCTAATTGCTTCTGCTGGTCTTCTTCTTCTAAGTAAGATGGAAGGTAGCTTCCTTAAAACCGTTGGTGCCTGTCTTGCTCTTGTTGGTGTGGTTTATGCCTTTGTTAAAATCGGACAAGCCGCTCAGAACATCAAGAGAGAAGGTATTATCGGTCTTGCTGCAACAGTTGGGGCGTTGATGGTTTCGGTATATGCTCTGAAAGAGTTGACTACTATACCTGTGGATCATATTCTAACTCAAGCACTTGTCTTAGTCGGTGTAGTTGGTGCAATCGCCACTATAGGTGGTTTACTTGGTAAGGTTGGAGGTTTTGAAGCTATCGCAGGACTTACAGCACTTGGTACATCTCTTCTTATGATTGGTGGTGCTATTGGTATTGCGTCTGCTGGTATCGGCTACTTCTTACAAGGTATCGCTTCTGTTATAGACGCTATTACTAGACTTATCGATACCGTATCACGGCTTGGTAAAGAAGGTGGTGAAAACTTCCGTAAGTTCTTTGCTGAGGCATCTAAGTCATCTGGCGATATCGCTGAAGTTGTCGCTGGTATGGCAGAAGGTATGGTTGTTGGTATGGTCCGCGGTATTAGCGGTAATATCGGTAAGTTTATTGAAATCGGTGTTCAACTAATTAAAGGCATTATCATTGGTCTAGGTCAAGCGGCTGGTGATATTGCTAATGCTCTTATTGAGATCGTAGCGAATGCTGTTGAAGGACTGATTAATCGAATTCCGCAATTTGTTATTAATATCACGGATGCCTTACTACGGGGTATTCAACAGATTGCCCAATGGTTCCGCAATAACCGTAATGTTATTGCAGTGGCTATCCTTGAGATGTTCGAAGCAATGTCTGAGGTTATTATTGAGGCGGTTTCATCTCTTATCGGTATGATCTTGGATCTTCTAAGTAACATTCCTTTGATTGGTGGCATGTTTGAAAACGCCAAGAAAGGTATGGAAGACATGGTCGAGGGTTGGCTAAATATGCAACGTAAGGCCGTGGATAGCGCTAAGAAGTATGCTGAGATTGTTACTACCGAAGGTATTACCAAAGCCATTGAAACAATGGATAAACTCGGTCCTGCTGAGATGGCCGCGGCTATGCGCTTTGCTGGAAATGCAAAAGATGGGCTTGAATATTTCAAGATTATCTGTTCACAACTTGGTATCCAAGGGGCTGATGAGTTCATTAATGGTCTTAAGAACAAGACAATCGACGCCAATGCCGCAGGTAAACTCTTTGCTAAGATGGTTGAGATGGGTATGTCTGAAGCTCAAGTCAAACAGATCGCTGAAAAAGCGGGGTATGACTACGCTAACGGTGTACTTACAGCTAAGCCTGAAGTTAAGACCAATGCTGATGATATCAAGAAAACCCTTGAACAAGGACTTGGTGGCGATGGTATCTTCGATCTAAGCTTACTTGAAGGAGCGTTCGGTAAACTCAACGAACACCTGGGTGGCAAACTTGATATGACCAAGGCTCTAGCTGGGCTTAAGTCTGGTCAAATCCCTCAAGAGATGATCCAGAAAATGGCGGAGGGTGATTTTGAAGGCCTATCGGCAGAACAAATTCAACAGTATTTGTCTGGATTTGACGGGGCTTCTGAATCTGCAGGTCAGAGAGCACAAGAGGTTAAAGCCGCTGTAGAAACAGGTCTTTCTGGAAACGGTAATTTCGACGTTAGTCTTGTAACTCAAGCCTTTACAAACTTGGATACATATTTAGGTGGACGTCTAGATGTTACTATGGCACTGGCTCAACTTAAAACCGGTAATATCCCGCCTGCAATGCTTGCAGAGTTGGCTAAGGGTGATTTCTCTTCAGTTGCTCAAATGCACATGGATAACTTCATGAAGCCTGTTGAAGCGGCTCCTCCTAGAGTAGAAGACAATATCAGTAAGATCAAAGCATCTGCTCTAACCTCAGTTGACAATATGTATCAAGAGACTAATGGTAAGATCCAAGTTAGTCAAGAAGAAGCTAATCGATTGATCTCAGACTGGTCTAAAGGTAAACAGCTTACTGAGGATGAGATGCAAAAATTAGCTACTATCATTGAGAACTCTCGTGGTAAAGCTAAAGGGGCTGCTGAGAATGTTGCTAGTAGCGCTAATAAAGGCTTGGAAACCGTTGATGGTACTCCTGCTGGTCAAAAAGCGGGGGATACGTTCGGTACGGGTATCGAATCTAGAAATAGATTGGCCAGAGATAAGGCCTCCGGTCTTGCTTCAGTTGCTGGAGAAAATATGAAGTTCGACGCATCTGGTTCAGGAGCGACTATTGCCGAATCTTTTGCTGCAGGTATTGTGAGTGGTCGAGCTACTTCTGCAGTTATGGGAGCCGCTGCTCAGCTTGTTGGATTGGCTAAAGCTCACTTACCACATTCACCAGCTAAGATGGGTCCTTTCTCAGGAGAAGGTTGGCGTAAGGTTAAGAGCTCAGGTATTGCTATTGCAAAAGAGTTTGCATCAGGACTTGGGTCTACTGCTTCATTTGATGCTGTTTCAAAGAGTATGTCTAGTATGCAACAAACAATTCAAGACGCCCTTGGTGAAACATCTGAGTACCTTGACGATAACATGGAGCTTTCCCCTGTAATCACTCCTGTCTTGGATATGTCTAATATTGATGGCTACACATGGAATGGGGCTGGTTATCTTGGACTCACTGGTGCAAATATTAATTATTCGTCGCTTAATCCTACAAGTCGTAGTATTGCTTCTAATCGTTATTCTATTGACGAAGTGGTACGGGGATTGAACAATGTAGACCAAAAATTGGCGACGCTTACTGAGAACTCTGCTATTGGGAACGATCTCCTTGCTCAAGGACAAGTTAACCCAATTTACTTGGATAAAGATCTTGTAAACCGTGCGTTGGCGCCAGGTATGGCAGATGCGCAACGGACTTACAGTGATCGATTAAATATGTTAGATGGAGTGTTACCACGATTATGAGAGATGAATCATACTTCTCTATAATCTTTGGTGAAGGAACTGATGCTGTTGATATCGGTAAACTCCTCGATGCTGTAACTAAAGTTGAACGTAATGCTGGTGCTGGTCAGGAACATACATATTCTGCCGGCACTGGCCGTTTTGGTAAGACATGGGTTTCTGGTAGAAGAAGCTCTTATGATATTACCATTGAAGGACAAAAGACAGGGAGCCCTGCTGAGCTGTTATCGCTTCGTACGAAACTGGCTCGGGCTCTTGATTGTCCTGATGGGCCAAAGAAATTACAGTTTGATGACCAGGATGGTAAGTACTACCTTGCTGTTACATCGGGTCAACCTAAGTTCACTGAGGATTTACAAAAGAGTCAGGCTACGGTGTCTATTTCATTTGAAGTTCCGGATGGTTTACTACATTCCGAGCTTACAAAGGTACTGACATCGAAGACTAACTCTCCAGATATTGGTTCTCTTACTAAAGAGGGGAATATTGTCAAAATGACTTTAAATAATGCAGGAAGTGCACCAGCATATCCTCGCATTAGAATTAAGAACGCTGGAACTAACGGCTGGATTGGTATCGTTAATAAAAACGGTGTGATGGAAATTGGTACAAGCTCCTCAGGAAGAGATGGCGCTGTAACCGCTTCCGGATCCTATGACCAATCACAACTTCTTCTTAACTTAACACCAAACGACTCTGCTGGATGGCGTAAAGGTGTAAATATTGGCGGGAAACTTAGCTCACAATCTCCTTTAACCGTAGCTAGTCACGCTGAGATCAGCGACTTAACACTTGACTGGGCACCACGAGATGAGGGTAGTGTCGGCTATCCTTGTCCTGGTTTGCACTGGACTCGTTCTGGGTCTAAAGGTATCGGTCAAGATTGGGGCTGTGCTGTATATGAGTATACTCTACCTGCGGATAAGAACAATGTTAAAGGTGCTAAAAACTTCCGTTGTGACTTTAACCTGAAACTTTGGGCATCTAAGATTGGTCAAACTGGTCTATTAGCAATTATGTTCATGGACGATAATGACCGACTTATCTGTGCCTACAGTTTGGATAAATACACAACTGATAGTGATAAGGTAGTTCAGGTCTTTACTACTACTGATATTCACAAATTGCCTCGTGAAGAGAATGAATTTGGATCTAATAACAACGAGCCAGGTCAACAACGACCAAACCCTGCTTTCAATAGTAGAACCGGTAATGCCTATGTTATTAAGGATGGTCCAAAGTTCACATATGGATATAACGGTATTCCTAAGACTATCGTTGATGCTACCAAAGAGAACTTAGAATGTACTAAGATCTGGGTTCTTTATGGTAGAGCACGGAGCGAGAGACCAGGCACTGGTCATTTGGATACCTTATGTGTACAATCACTTAAGTTCCAGAAGACCAATGTCCAACGTTATGACTTAGTTCCTAACAAGTATAACGCTGGTAGTGAACTTGTTGTCGATATGTATGAGGGTAAAATCTCATATATCTCTGATCCAGAGGCATCTAGCCAAGGGGTCGGCGCTGAGGGAGATCTAGCAAACGGATCTCGATACTTTGCAATTCCTCCCGGGGAGTCGCAACTTGAAATTCATTCTTCTGGCTTTGTTACAACAGCCCCTGAGGTTATTGTAGAGTGGGAAGAAGCATGGCTATAAGAAAGGAGGCCGAAACTTCAAAATGAATGTAAAACCTGCATGGCAGTTAGCAGTTCATGATAACGCAATGAATATTGTTGACCATATTAACAATGATGTTCCAGGTTCTCTGAAATATTACGATGAAGAGTTCCATCAATACTGCGGTAAGGGTTCGGCTACCTTTACTTTTACTGTCGATAAATATTCAAATGGTGTTCTAAACGAACGTATAGCCAACCTCACTACAGAGTCTTATATCTCATTTCATGAAGACGATATTGACTATGTGTTCAACGTAATGACTCGTAGAGAAACGGACTATACTATCACTTTGGAATGTGTTACAACTAACTTAGAGTTACTTAATGAGAAGGTTGTTGCTTATGAAAGCAAGGATGCTAAGTCATTCCTAGACTATATCGAAGCTATGCAACTCTTTAAATTTACTCGTATTGAATTAGGCATTTGTGAAATTCGTAATACCAAACAGACGCTTAAGTTTGAGTCTGATGACGATACATGTTTGGCTCGGATCCTTAAACTTGTCGAAGCGTTTGATGGTGAGATGGAGATTATAACCAAACTTACCGATGGTGGCCAGATTGATAAGTATATACTTAATGTTTATAAATCTCGCAATGTCGCAAAAGATAATGAACCTGGTTTAGGACGAGTTCGTACCGACATTCGGTTGCAGATGGGTCGAGACGTCGCTTCTGTTATTAAGAAAGAGGATAAGACTAATCTTTTCTCTGCTATCCGGATGCGGAACAAAGACGGTGCATATATCACCTTCCCTAACTCTCGTGAGATCAAAGCGGCGGATGGTACACACGTTGAGATGTACTGTAACCGGGGGTCTCATACAATCTATGCCCCTATCTCTGCCAAGCTCTATCCGTCTGTAAACAAACGGGATAACTGTGACCCGTGGATTGTGCGTGATGTGAAAACTGAGTTTACTAACGCAGATGAAGCATGGGCTTACGGGGTTAAGATGCTCCGTAATTACATGTATCCTATAACCACATGGGAGATTAGTCTTAACTCTGCGATGGTTCTTCAGCGTTACGACATCAAGATCGGTGATGTAATCTTCATGACTGATGAGAACTTCGTCGGCGGATTGCTTATTAGAGCTCGTGTTGTTGAGATGGTGCGCTGTTCTACAGATCATAGTAAGACTAAGCTTACATTGTCTAACGTCGTTGCTATTCGACCAACTAACAACTCAACGTTGATGAATACAATGTCACGGATGATTAATGATGCCCAACCTTTCAAAATGACTGTAAAAACTACAGGACCTACTATGTTCCGTGAGCTGACAGATAGCTGTGAGCTTATTCCTACTTTATATAAGGGTAAAACCGAAGTTACAGATGTTGATTTCAGTTACTTCATTGACAATAACCTTGCTGGTAGCGGGACTAGGTTCAGGGCATCAAGATCTAATATCGGTACTAGCGGTAATGCACTGATTACTATTCAGGCTTGGGTTCAAGGCCAGATGGTCGAGTTCCAAGATGTAACAATCGCTACTGTTAATGACGGGGTCTCTCCTGTACTTACAGTGATTGAGTCTAGTAACGGTGATGTATTTAAGAATGGTATCATCAATACTGTACTGACCGCTAAGCTGTTTAGAGATGATGTCGAGATTGATACTAGGGGTGAAGCCTTTAACTATATTTGGACAAAGACTAATGCTAACGGTGAAGTTGATGAACCATGGGGTCAGCGTCCTGAGTCTAAAGTTAAGAGTGTCAGTGTCACTCGTATTGATGTCGAAGATAAAGCAACATTTTCAGTTGCTGTTGTAACTAAGTAAGGAGGTGGTATAATGAGTTTAATTTCAACTAGTCAGATTACTATTGTCGATTTGGATGACGGCAGAACCCAGTATACACACCTTGCTTGGTGTACAAGAGGACAAATTCACAACGGGCGGTATATTCCAAATTTTGATAGCTTTACTAAAGATCCTGATGAGGGGGCTAATGCGGAATATATAGGTATCTATCAAGATTTCAACTTCTCTGGTAGTGATAATCCCGATACCTATACTTGGTCTAGATGGAGAGGATCTGACGGTGCTAACGGTATCCCTGGTGCTCCCGGAGTTGATGGTCGTACTCCATATATTCACTTCGCATATGCCGATAGCCCTGATGGGTATACTGGCTTTACTACTGGCGAAACGTATGATGATGGAGGGTCTATTGATGCCGAACTTACCGTGACTAAAGTTGATGTAAGTAAGAAACTCTACATAGGTGTCTGCACCGACTATGCTATGGCAGATCCACAAGATCCTTCGAAATACAAATGGCAGAAAGTACGTGGTGCTGATGGTGCTAACGGTACACCTGGTAAGCCTGGTGCCGATGGCCGTACCCCATATGTCCACTTCGCTTATGCTGATTCCGCTGACGGTAGAACAGGATTCACTGTATATGGTGACCCTAATAAGAGGTATATGGGTACTTACACCGACTTTGAAAAAGCTGATAGTACAGACCCTACTAAATATAAATGGTCTCTTATAAAAGGTGCCGATGGTGCTAACGGTGCACCAGGCCCTCAGGGTGTCCAAGGTCTACAAGGTCCTAAAGGGGATCAAGGTATTCCTGGTCAAAGAGGTGCTGACGGTAGAACTCAATACACCCACATTGCTTATGCTGACAATGCCTATGGTAATGGGTTCAGTCAGACTGCAACCGGCAAAGCCTACATCGGTATTTACCAAGACTTTAACCCTACCGACAGCACTACTCCGTCTTCTTATAGATGGACGAAGTGGAAAGGTGATGATGGGGCTAACGGTATTCCTGGTCCTAAAGGTACTGATGGTAAGACACCATATATTCACTTTGCCTATGCTAATTCGGCTAATGGTACTAGTGGATTCAGTGTTAGTGACTCAACTAACAAAGAGTATATTGGTACCTACACCGACTTTACAGAAGCTGACACTACTAACCCTAATCTTTACAAATGGACTAAGATTAAGGGTGCTGACGGTGCTAAAGGGGACAAAGGTGAACAAGGTGACCGAGGTCTACAAGGTCCTGCTGGTCCTGCTGGTCCACAAGGTATCCAAGGTCTGCAAGGTCCTAAAGGCGATCAGGGTATTCCTGGTCCTAGAGGGGTAGATGGCTTAACACAATACACTCACATCGCATATTCTGATGCTGATGACGGTCGTATTGGTTTCAGTCAAACAGACTCTAACAAGCCTTTTATTGGTCTCTACCAAGACTTTATTCGAGAGGATAGCCCCGAACCGAGCAAGTATCGCTGGACAAGATGGAAAGGTCAAGACGGCGAACAAGGCCTTCCTGGTAAGCCGGGTGCTGATGGCCGTACACCTTATGTACACTTTGCTTATGCTAATAGCTCAGACGGTAGATCTGACTTTAGCTTAGCCAACTCTAGTGGTAAAAAATACATTGGTACTTACACTGACTTTGAAGTAGGCGACAGCAGCGACCCTGGCCGATATAAATGGGTGTCCTTGAACGGAGACTTAGTTATTGGTGGGCGTAATCTTTGGATTAATAGTAAAGTTACGGGCTATGCTGCTATAGAGAAGCTCCCAGAAAACCATATAACTGGTCAGACTGAGTGTTTCCGATTAGAATCGATACCAGGAAAAAGGGGGGTATTTTTCAATATAGCACCGGAGTTCACAAGTAGACTCTATACGACAGTCACAATGAGTTGCTGGGTGAAATATGAGAATGTAAAACGCGGTAAATACTCCTGGACAAACTTTAATGTCTTTAAATCAGGAGGACTTTGGAGACGTAACTCTAAGTCGGGACAAGTGTCTTCAGCGGATTATCCAAGTATGTTCGGATTCGTCGGTAGCTCTGACTGGATTAGGCTTGAAAAAGTTTATAACTTCGGATGGGATACAAGATATGACCAGCTAAGAACAGACCTAAGAATCATACTAGAAGATACCGCATCAGGTACCGCCTGGGTCACTGGTGTCAAAGTCGAGATCGGTAACACCGCTACCGACTACTCTGTTGCCCAAGAGGATATAGATAGTGCTATTGCTTCTAAAGCCGACCAGTTACTGACCCAAGACCAGATCAACCAACTCTCTGAACGTAACGCTCTTCTCAAAGCTGAGCTAGACGCAAAAGCAACACAGGAAGTCGTTGACGAGTGGATTAACCAAGTTCATAACCTTATGGATATTGAAGAGGCTGGTCGAAAAGACGCCGAGCAAGCCGCTATTCGAGCTAGTGAGCGTATCGCTGAGTTACAGAACAAAGTTGGTGAACTTAAGATCGTGACCGAGTTCGTTAATACCTACATGTCCCAATCTGAAGAAGGGATTATTGTAGGTCAGAAAGATGGTTCCTCAAAAGTTCTAGTATCAACCGATCGCATCTCTTTCATATCTGGGGGTAAAGAGGTTGCATCAATCTCTCAAGGTGTGCTACAAATTGATAACGGGGTGTTCGTCAAATCACTTCGTATCGGTCGATTTGTTACAATGCAAGACCCATCAAATCCAGATAGAAATATAACATTATATGTAGGAGGTGCATAGTAAATGGTAGTAGTAAACTTCTCCGGTCCTTGGGCTGGGAATGTACAATTAGAATTATGGTCTGACTGGAACGTACAGAAGCCTGAGCAGAATGCGTCGCTTGTCAATGTGCAAGTTCGGTTAATTTCCTCAGGTGGTGGTCAGATCTTCTCAGGGAATGGCGGTAAACGTCTATGGTTGAATGTTGGTGGTATAGAAGAACATTACGACATCGACCCCGTTATTGGTAAAAACCAGAAACGTGCTATCTTTGGTAAGGACTACCTTATCCCACACAACCTGGATGGTACTAAGACGATTACTGTATCCTGTGAGTATGTCGTTAACTTGGGCGGGTATGGTACTGCGAAAGCACAGTTTACACTCAAACTCAAGGATATTTTCAAGGGTAGTAAAGGTAAGGACGTATCTGGTACAATAGGTATCCCTGTAACTCTCTCAGTTGACCGTAACGATACAAGATATACTCACGCTGTAGAAGCGGAGTTTGGTAATTGGAAACAGAATATCAATGGAGATAGTCGATTCGTTTCTACTTACAACTGGACTCCGCCTATGGAGTTATGTAATCAGGTTCCTAATTCCGATAAGGGTGTTGGTAAGGTTAGGTACATAACTTACCAAAATGGTAAAGAGATTGCTAGGGACGAGAAAAACTTAACATTAGCGGTTCCGGCATCAGTCAAGCCTACGTTATCGTCATTTTCAGTCCGGGATACCAATACTGCTGTCAATAACTTGCTGGGTGATAATAAGTTTGTTTCTGTCCTATCTAATCTGAAAGTCGATTTCTCTAAAGGAACCGGAGCATATGGATCAACCATATCTAGTTATTCAGCAACTATTGTCGGTAAACCAAACTCTACTTATAATGAAGATGGGGTTATCGGTAGTATTGAAATGGTTGGTAATGCTGTTGTAGAGGCAACTGTTACAGATAGTCGAGGTCGGACTAGTGAACCTAAACGGGTTAGTATCGAGTTTCTTGATTACTTCTTACCTCAGATTAGTTTTGAGGCTAAACGGGTTGGTGCTAACGGAGAGCAGATCCAAGTTATTCGTAATGCTAAAGTGGCACCTCTCCCAATGAATGGTAGTCAGAGAAATACGATGCGGATAACATTTAAAACAGCACCGTTTGGATCTAATACATTTACTCAAGATACTGGACCCGCTAATGTTTTATTTAATTCAACATCTCAGATCACCAACTCAGCCGCTAACCTAGCTGGTACTTTCTCTTCTGGTAGTTCTTATGTTATCATAGGGACTGTTCAAGATAAGTTTACTAGCTCGGAGTTCAGGGTTGAGGTCCCAACGAGATCTGTACTCATGTCTATGGACCAAACTGGGGTCGGTATTGGTAAGATACGGGAACGTGGTGTTCTTGACGTTGCTGGTGACGTGTATGCTTCAGGTCAGTTGAATGTAGGCGGTATTCGTGTTGCTAATAAGACTATTCAACAATATCCGCTTACTTCATTAGAGGGTCGAATCCAAGATGTTCGATGGTCTAGAAAAGACTTTAACACCTTTACTGAAACTGGCATCTACATGGTGCTAGGGAAAGAAAGAGGGGCAACTAACGGCCCTGACACACAAAAACATGGTATGCTAGAAGTATATGCACTTAACCATAAAGAGGTATTCCAAAGGTTCATGGATGACCGCTTGAACACCTGGATTCGATGGCGAGACTGGGGTAATGAATGGACTGAATGGGAACAGACTTACGTGTGTAAGGCAGATATTCCTGCCCCTGTTGTAGAAAAGCCGAAGTTTATCCATAAGGACTTTACTGATAATATTCCGTATAAACTACCGGCGACAATCACCAGAAGCGGGGATCTAGTTACTATCCACATACCTAGAACGATTAAGACGATCGTACAACGGGTCGAAAACTTCGTATGTCCTGAGACAATACCAGTAGGTTTCCGTCCAACTAATGTTGCAACTTTGATATTAGCCCTTAACGAGTCTGCTAATTTCCTAGGTAATGCTATGTATTATTTCCACCCAGACGGGTCTATACGTATTACTACAGGTATTACTAAGACAGCTGTGTATACGGGAACTATAACCTACATTACAACAGACCCGTTCCCAGATAAATAAGGTACCCACCATACAACTATATTTAAGAAAGGAGATTTAAGTGTCTAAACTAGAATTTAAATCTAAATCGTTGGACTATGATCCAACTAACAACAAGCAAACTCATGTCATTCTTGTTGACGATAATAACTCAGTAGTCAACGTGTTCCTAGAGGAGGCGGCTATTGACCTAAGTAACGCTGAGTTGTACAAGTTAGCTATGCAGAAGCATTATGACATCAACTTCCCTAAAAAGGCTGAGAATGAGCGATTTGAAAAAGTCGATGAGAAACTTGGTTCTATGGATGACGCAATGGATGTCCTTGTCGCATTTGCGGTATCTATTCAAGGGAATATGAACTTACCTGCATATCGCCGAATCGCATCTGTAGCGAAACCATTAGTCAATGGTAAGCGATATAACAATGGTGATGTTGTTGTAATGCCGTATCCGTATGACACGAACACTAAATGGCCTAAAGATACTCCTACCCTGTTCAATTTCACAATGCAATCGGGCGAAGGATACACTTTCAAAGGTCAAAAGCTAGCTGAAATGCTCCAACAAGGAGTACTTAGCGTGGTTATGCCACGTATTGAATAGAGAGGGAATATGCAAGAAAAAGAGTTAATGCATTGGTTTATAACTGTCGTTATTCCAATCGTTATTAGTATGGGTAGCTTCTACATTTCCTCTAAAAACCGAGCGGCTGATTTAGAACACCGTCTAACCGAGCTTGAAGTATCGGACAAACATAATGAAAAACTTATGGATAGTCATACCTTGAGATTGGACAAGTATGAAGAGGAACAGAAGATTATTCGGGCTTTAGTAGAACGAATGGATTACATGAACGAGAGTCTTAAATCAGTAAAGACGGATATGGACGAGATCAAAGTACTTGTCCGTAGCTACACAGAATCACGAGGTAACAATAAATGAAACTTTCAAACGAACAATATAATACTGCTAAATTCATCTTACTCAATGTAGTACCTGCCCTAGTAACTTTGATTGCTGGGCTTGGTGTGTTGTATGGGTTTGATGCAACTAAGATCACTGCGACAATCGGTCTCTTTGCGACCTTCGCAGGTTCTGTACTTATGATCTCTACAAAACGTTATAACGAAGCGCAAGCCGCTGAAGACGATGGACGTTAATACAAGGAGAAATTGATGGCAACTCGATCTGAGGTACTTACTTGGGTTCGTAGTCTTGCCGACCGTGGTATCGGGGTTGATGCAGATGGTGCTTATGGCATGCAATGTGTCGACCTCCCTAACATGGTCGCTCAGAAGTTCTTTGGGCGTGCTATGTGGGGTAATGGTATTGATATGTTAAAGGCAGGACAGGGTCTAGGCTGGCGTACAACAGGCGGTAATGAACCACCTCACGCGGGTGCTATATTCTGTATGCGTGTATCTTACCACGGCTACGGTCATACCGGTATTGTAGTTGGTGAACCTGATGGTAACGGTAACTTCCAGACTGTCGAACAGAACGTTGACGGCGGAATGAGCGGGGGTCCTGCTCGATACCGTACAAGAAGTTTGGGTAACCCAACAGAAAACATTATCGGATTTATATATCCTCCATATTCTGACGGACTAGGATCTACTGGTGGCGGTGGAGGAGGATCAGGCGAAGGAGAAACTATGGACTTTACATTTATGATTGGTGGAGAGGCGGCGTGGAACTCAAGGACCATCTATTATTATAATGGCGCAGTTAATGAGGTACAGCCAATCCACAACATGGAAGAACTGAAATATCTTCGAGCTATTTATCAAGACACTCATGGACGAAGCTTAAAACATTACGAGTGGAATACATCTGCGCCAGTATATCATCGTATATTTGGGGTTGTTCGACCTACAACAAGGGATGAATCTACGAAACCTGCATTGAGGTATTGATATGAGTATGTGTTTTACATTCCGTATTGAGGGACGTGACCCAGGACAACCTTATTTGCATGGTTGGGATCCTCGCAAGGTGTATTTCTATAACGGTGATGATAACGAGATTATCTATATCGAAAACGAGGACATCTTAGCTCGACTTCGAGAGGTGTATAAGGAATCTAGGGGTCGTGATTTAGTCCATTATGTGTGGACTACAAACGCTCCTGTATTTATACGGATATTTGGTGTATTAAGACCGAATGACGGTACGGGGGTTAAGCGAGAAGGACTAGAAGCGTTAAACCGTAAGATTGCTGAGTACGAAGACGCTTATTGGAAACCAACTCATTTCATGCCTAAGGTTGCCTTGCATATTCGGAAAGAACCCACTAGAACAAGTGAGTCCTTAGGGGTATGTGATATCAACCGTAAGTATAAAGTCCTAGAGACGGTTACACAATGTGACTGGCACTGGGCTAAGATCAACCACAACGGTATTGTTGGTTGGATTGCTATGGGTGATATAACCGGTGAATGGTACGGTGAGAAATTCAATGAGCCTGGTACATAGCTTGATGAGGGCGTTGATAGGGT